CTATAACGACCTGTATAATAAAGGAGGTGATCTATATGCTAAGTCCAATGATCTGTATAATAGGGGCGCTGGGATATACGACCAGAACCAAGACCTATACAATCAGAACCAAGGACTTTACGGAAAGAACTCTGGCCTTGCTGATCAATTCCAAGGGATGTCTAACGCCGCCAGAGACACTGATAGATTAGCTACTGCTAACCAGTATGCAATGGATAACGTAGATCCTTTAGCTACCGCTGCTTTACGGGACAGCAAACGTAACCTTATGGAGAATACCCTGACGGGTATCGACATGAATGCGTCTGGTAGCGGCAACATGAACTCTAGCAGGGCTGGCGTTGCCGAAAGCATTGCCAACCGCGACTATAACGACAGGGCCGCAGATACTAGAGTTGGTATTATGAACAACTTAGTAGACAGAAGCCTCACCAACCAAGCACAACAGTTTGCTGACCAAAGCGGCGCGTTGACTAACGTAGGTAATTCTTATGGTGCCATGAGTAATAACGTGGCTGGCTCTGGAGCTTCTTTAGCTGGTGCAACTAACGCACTAAATGCACAGGACGGCTATAACACTTCAGCGGGTAATCAGATCGGAAACATGGGCCGCGCTAATCAGGGCATTATGAACAGTTACAACACTGGCTTGAGTACAATGGGACAAGGCGCACAGTTTGGCATGGCAGGCGGTAACGCTTTACAAGGGATGAGCCAAGCCCAGATGGATAATGACCGAGCAAACTTCGAGCGCCAACGCGACTACGAGATGGCAGCACGTCAAGACTATCAGTCTCAGATACTTGGTAAGGCTCCATCAACTATTGGCCGTGTAAATCCTAATTTGACAGACAATATCTCCGCTGGCTTTGGTGGAGCAACGGCAGGCTACGGGTTTGCTCAGAATATGGGCTACGGCTTCAATGATCCAAACAGACCAACCGCTGGAATTTCTGACTACATGAACGGTGGACCGTTTTCGGGGTATAGCTAATGGAAAATCTAACTGATGCTTTGCGTACAGACCCAGTGTTTCTTAAAGCCGCTGGCAAGTACAACCAAGACCCAGAAACCTACTGGAGTACCCTTTCGCCTCAAGCTAAAGCAATGCACGTTAATCGCATGGCTGCTACGCCACCTGTTTTAGACACGAAGCCTGCCCCTACGTCTATGGAAGAAATGAACTACCAGGATTTCTTGAACTCAGCGCAAAACCCAAGTGGAGTTCCTGCGGGTGCGGAGTTTCCAGCTTTAAATAGTGCAATGGAGACAGGTGAAGAACTCCAAGGAATAGATACAGAACTAAAGCGCCGTCAGACAGAAAGCATGGCGGCGATTGATGAGGGACTTCTAAACGAACAGGTAGGAAATAACGTACCATCTGCAATAGAAGAGCAGCTACGCCGTCAGCAGGGCCGAGAGACTGCACCCTCACAGATTGGAAACAACCCGCCAATAGGAGGCGCACTGAGTGGTTCAATTTACAATGGGGTTGACCCAAGGGGCGACCAGATACCGCCACCTGTTTTAAGTGACAGGGTAAATGACCCAAGAGGTCCAAACCAAATACCTGACCCTGTTGGTGTTGGTGGTCCCATACTTACGGACCGCATCAACGATCCAAGAGGTCCACACCAGATACCAAAGAACCCAACAATGCCAGTTCTTACTGATCCGACAAAGCAGGGTACTACGGGTGGCATCTTAAGTACCACAGTTGGCACTGGCCCTCAAAGAAACAACGGTAACGCCCGTGGTTCCAGAATGTCTTTCAATAAGATTGGCAGCGGCGAAGACCGCACAGCTTATGCAAATACCCCTCGCGGTGAAATGCTCATGCGCGTTGGTGGTAAAATCGCCGCTGGGTCAGCAAATGGTTATAACTCTGCTATGAACGATGGCATCCAAGAGTATGGTGCAATCAAAGACGCAGACAGGGCAAGAGATACTGAAGCCTATCTGGAACAGGTACGGCAGCAAGAATTAGATGCGGCAAACCAGATCGATGCAAGTGGCGCTACTAGTGGCGATGCTGATGCAATGAATTTAGTAAATGATACCATGGCTAACTATCAGTCAGCCCTATCAGCAATTTCTGATAGCCGTGCATCGGGTGGAAACCTTACTGGTATTGGTGGTATTGCCAAGAGCTTCGTGGACACCTTTACGGGCTCACCAGACGCGGCCCGTAGGCTCATTCTTCAGCGCGTAAGGGTAGATGATGCCTTGCTAAGAGTTGCTGAAACTAAAGGTGCTATTTCTAACGCTGAAATGAAGCTATTTTTAGCTCCAGCCCCAAGGACCATTGATGATGAAAAGATATGGGAAGCATGGATACGCGACAGGATGTCCGCTTTGGAGAAAGTCCAGACAAGATTACGCGGTGGAACTACGGTTCCTGAAACTGAGCGTCCAACTAGAAACTCTCTTTCTGAAGCAGATATGGCATACTTAAATAATTGAGGTTAAAAATGGCTGAACTTACCGTAGAAGACTATAAGCGCGGTGCGCGAAAAGCTATGGAAGCCAACGATGTTGAGGCCGCAAAGCGTTTAATTGCAAAAGCAAGAGAAATAGACACAAGTAACCAGACAGAAACCAGCCAGCCAGTTCCCGATGGTTCACACAGGATGCCAGATGGCAGTGTGATGAAAGACAGCGAGATGCAGTCTGAAGGTCCGGCAAAAGAAATCAATGGCCCTATGCAGGGCTTCGGGGCTGCGTTTCGCTCTGGTATTGATGCTCCATTAGAGAACATAGCAGAGACAGCAAATGTGGTTGGCGCAAATAAAATTTCAAAAACTCTTAGCAACCTTACCGATGCCCCAGAGAATTATGAGTCAGCATCGGCCAAGTTCATTGAAGGCGATGAGGATGGTTCATTTGCATACAGCTACTTACCAAAGGCCGCAGTTGAGCAAATTGGTCAGTACGCTGGTTCTCTCATAACACGGGCTGGTGGTGCCGCTATCGGTACAGCAGTCGGTGGCCCTGTTGGTGGCATTGCTGGAGGACTTGCTGGTCCCGCAGCCTTTGAATTTGTGCAGCAACTTGGCCCGATTGCAAATGAACGCGCACGAAACAACGGACGCGATAAGCCTAACAAAGACGATTTCATGGCCGCTGCTAAGACGGCTGCGGCTTCTGGTGCTTTAAACGCGCTGATCCCTGCAAAAGGTGGCATAATTAAGAGAACTGCCGCTGAAGCTGCAACAGAGGGAGCACAGAGTGTTGTAGAACAGACAGGTTCAACAGTAGGGACTGATGTAGGACTACAGGTAAGCCCCCGTCAGGCCGTTGGTGAGGCCATAATCGGCGGTACTTCTGCGGGTGGCGTTACTGCCGTCACGAAAGCAAGTAAAACAGGCGGCATGGTCTTAAGCGATAGATCAACATTGGACCCAGAAGTTGACCAAGCAGCTGGTGAGGTAGCCCGTCTATTAACAGATATATCGAAGACAGAAGGCGCAGACTTAAAAAGAGTAGACGCTGCCACTCAAGGCACTGGAAAGAAAGTTAAGAAGGGCGCAAACCAAGCGCTAGACGAAGCCAGAAGCCGTATTAATCGAGAAGTATCTAATGCAGCTGGAATTCTTAAAAACGAATTAGGTATAAACAAGGGACCAATAGAGGTAAAAACTCAGCTAGATGCGGCAATAGCTCAATCAAGAAATAAAGTCTCTTCAGTTGTAAGTAATGAGAACATTCAGTTCATAAAAGACAATTTTGGCCAAACTGAACAGGGTCAACTCCTTGTAGCTGCTTTCCGAAAATCAAATGTAGTCACAGAGCTATACGCTGGTGGACTTAAAGGTGGGGTTTCTCAGTTTACCGACCAATTTAACCCACTGCCTACCTTCGGACGTTCTTATAACCCCGCTGGTGGTGTTGCTGGCAACCTAAACGCAGGCGCGGCCGTTCTTACTGGCGGTGGAAGCTTGGCGGTACAGATCCCAGCCGTAGTTGGCGGCCGTGTAATCGATGCAGTAACTGGCCGAAGGTCAAAAGTCGCTAGGTTTGTAAAACAGAACCGTAAAAAAGCAGGCTTTGAAGCTCCTACAGGAACGTCTGTAATTGGCTTGGCTCAAGCTAGGAAAGATCTGGAAGCGCAGAAGAGAAAAGCAGAAAGTCAGAAAAAGAAACAGGCTGCACAAGTTGCAAACGATATAAAAGATGAAGAAAACGCGGCACAGGCCGCACGTACAATTGCAAATGGTGATCCCCCAAATCGGGGTAACGAAAGCACACGGCCTGATCCGCGAGGCGTAGTCTGGAACTCAATTTTAGACAAACGCCCAGAACAGAACATGACAACAAAAGAGATAGACGCTAAAATTAAGTCTATACTATACGAACTACAAGATGTTCATAAGGATAGCCCCGAAAGGCTGTCTGCGATAGAACAGTATCTAACGTATCTGGAAACAGGACGCATGGGTTCTGAAGGACGGCCACTATCAGAGGTTGCTGCTCTAGTAAGCGGCGCATGGGACTCTACTGGTCCCACAAGTGGGGGGACTAGTACCAGCCCAAATCCAGGTGGGGCAAATCCAAAGCCACTTACTCCAAAAGAAGATGGCAAACAGAGCAACATCGCGTTTAACCAAGAGCTTGTTGAAGCTGTTAATAACAGCCGTGTTCGAGCGGACAATAAAGCTAAGTTACTAAAAGCTTTAGGTGAGCTTAGAATGAACCTTGGTTCTGATCCAGTAGCAAAGGCTACAGAAATTGTTTCCAATGCTGGTGTTTCTAAGCCTCTTGCAAAAAAGTACCTTAATCCTTATTTAGAAAGAATAGTAACTCAACAAGCAGCGGCGAGAGCTAAAGGTAAGAAGCAAAGTGGAAAAACAACCAAAGAAACCCCAGAAAACCCAGAAGGCCCTGACCCCAGAGGAACAGCGCAGGGTGGACGAGGTGTTGGAGTTACTCAAGGAAGGACCGACAGGCCAGTACAAGGACCACCCTTACCTAGTCCTGCATTAGTAACTAACCCAACAACAAAGCCGACAACAGCTCAGGTAAAAAATAACTTACCAGAGGCCAAAGCAATTATAGAAATTGGCAAAAAGGGTACTAAGTACGAAAACGGCATTCAAGATTGGAATTCAGCACTTGAAGCTGCCAAAATCCTTAACCAAACAGTTTCTATATTTTCCAGCAATCAAGCGATGGCACGCAGTTCTAGCTCCAAAATAAAAAGTAATATACGCGGGTACTATCAAACTGTTGGCCGAGGCGGTGGAAACGTCTTTGGCTTAAAGATTGGTGGAACTATGGGAAGCGTGGCTGCGCCGCGTACTGAGGTTCAAGCGTTAACTACGTTACTTCACGAAATTGCTCATGGTATTACTTTAAAACCAATAGATGGCAACTATGATCCTAACTTTGGTACTAATAAAGATGTCACCAAGTTTAATAAACTAACAGGTGAACAAAATGACACTACTTCAAACTCTTTTGTTAGCAGTGCTATTCTACCTATACTGAGCGGTCCAAAGTATGACCAAAACCACCCTGTCATACAAGAAGTTATAAATTTACAGCAAAACGTAACAGTATATCAGGCCAAAAATAACGCCAGCGGAAGAATGGTCAGGGACTTCCGTAAAATGTCAAACAAAGCTAAAATAAAAAGTCACCTAGAGTACACGCTAAGTTTTAATGAGTTCGCGGTAGATCCTGTTTGGGTTTATATGTTTGACCCGAAAATGGCTAAAGAAATTATGCCTCAAACATCAAAGCTGATACAAAGCGAGTTTGCCAAGGCTGGTAATAAGAAGATCCAATTTTACAGTCACCCACTTGCCAGCGTTCTCGCTGTAGTGACCGCTATGGTTGCTCTAGGTTCTGGTGGTCAAGAAGAAGAAGAGGAACGCCAATCTACTGGTGTTCTAACGGTATAGGAAGGAAATCTAATGCCATACGGTACTAAAAAAGGACGCCCACCTAAAAAGTAATGCAAAACTAAAAAAGTAAGGAAGCAAATCGTGAATACAACAGCATTTGACCTAGTGTCTGTTCTCAGGAAAATCGAGGTAGTCAAAGGGCTATCTTGGCTTTCCAGTGAAGAGAAAAGCAAGATCTTCAAGGATATGGTTCTGGCACTGCCACCTCAGTTATTCTGTCGTACTTGTGAGCCAACTCTGGAAATAGTCATCAAGCATTTAGGATTAAACAATGGGCGCACCGAAGAACCCGCGAAAGAAAGCTCCAAAAAAGGAGCTACAGCATCCACTAAAAGCTCGAAAGGGAACGGAAAACTACTTTTCAAAGCTGATGCAAACGGAAGAGGGAAGAGCACTGAGAAAGCAGTGGTCAAGTAGACCAAAGAAGAACGCAGGCCGACCCAAGGGTACGCCTGATGGCTTCACGCTCGAAACAATCACGCCCATTAGAAAACAGGCAAAAGCAGATGCTGAAAGGATCGTTAAGAAAATGGCAGAAGAGAACGGAATTGATGACGTTTACGCCATCGAGGCATTAGAAACCGCAGTTCAGATAATGCGGGAGCCATCCCAAAGCAGGGACAAACTAACAGCCGCTAGAATGGTCTTAGATTTCACAAAGACTAAACCAGTTGCTAAAAGTGAAGTAACCATCGGTAAAGCCGAGGCATTCTTGGAGTCGCTTTTAGTAGCCGACACTGAGGAAGAGCAACCCGATGATGACACCGAAACTGGCGACAGTACGCCGTAAGCTATACGACAACTTTGACTTCTATAGTAAGTCAGCCCTTAAGATCAGGACCAAAGACGGCGATATACGCCCACTGAACTTAAACCCAGCCCAGCGCATCTTACATAAAGCAGTAGAAAACCAGATGGCATCCGAGGGTAAAGTTCGGGTGATTATCTTGAAAGCGAGACAGCAAGGTCTATCAACTCATGTTGGTGGCTACTTGTACTTTAATGTTAGCCAGAAGAAAGCTTGTAAAGCCTTGGTGGTTACTCACCACAGCGACAGCACAAGAGCGCTCTTCGACATGACAAAGCGCTACCACGATAATTGCCCAGAGCTACTAAAGCCACATACAAAGTACAGTTCACGCCGAGAGCTTACGTTTGACGTTCTCGATAGCTCTTACGTGGTTGCTACGGCTGGCGGTGAGAGCCTTGGTCGAGGAGAGACACTGACGCACGTACATGCCTCTGAGCTTGCTTTTTGGCAGAAGTCTACAGCCCTAGAGAACTGGAATGGCATGACGCAGGCTGTACCTAACAAGAAGGGTACGGCTGTGTTTGTCGAAAGCACCGCCAATGGCGTGAGTGGCATCTTTTATGACCTGTGGAAAGGTGCTGTTGATGGCACTAATGGATACGTCCCTGTGTTCATACCTTGGTTCTTAGACAAAGATTATCGTGAGGATGTACCTAAGAGCTTCGAGATAACTCCGGCTGAACAAGAGATTGCCGACAAGTATAACTTGGACAACGCGCAACTTATGTTTCGTAGGAAAAAGATAGCACAGAACGGCATAGATCTATTTCAACAGGAGTACCCAGCGGAGCCTAATGAGGCATTCCTGACAACTGGGCGTCCTGTGTTTAACCCAGAGGTTTTACATAAAGACTTGGATAAAGCTAAAGACATAAAGCAGCGGCTTGCCCTTGAAGGGGATGAGTGGCTGGAGAATATGCGCGGCGAACTGATGCTATACCGCACCATAGATGACGGTGAGCAATATACTATCGGCGCTGATGTTGCCATGGGAGTTCGAGGCGGCGACTACAGCGTAGCGCAAGTTCTTGACAGTAAGAAACGACAGGTTGCGACTTATCGCGCTCAAGTTCACCCCGATTACTTTGCTGAAGTCCTCTATAAGTTAGGCAAGTTCTTCAACTTCGCCTTCATCATTGTAGAGAACAACAGTCACGGTATTTTAACCTGTACCCGCCTTGGTAAAGACATGGCGTATCCGAATTTCTACACAGAAGTCCAGATAGACAAGTTGACTGAGAGAGAAACCCTAAAGCTGGGCTTCACGACAACCTCTAAGACAAAACCTCTGATAATTGACGAACTCAGGGCCTGTGTCCGAGAGGGCACGATAGAACTTAACGATAAGCTCACGATCCGAGAAATGCTGACATACATCGTCACCCAAAGTGGTGGAATGGAAGCTGAAGCCGGATGCTTCGATGACTGTGTAATGAGCTTGGCCCTAGCAAATCATATCCATGAAGGTGCTTGGGAGCCAATAAAGGCAGTCGATGAATTTTATATTGAGATGGTTTAGATATGCAATCAAAAGAAGAATACAAAGCACTTGATGACGATAAGATAGTCTCTATCGTAGATACTCAACTCAGGCGCTCTATTGGTTACTACGATAGTGAACTATCCAAGGAACGCCGTAGAGTAATGAAGTATTACTCTGGTGAGCTTCCGCGCCCAGCGCATGACGGTAACAGCAAATACGTTAGTCAAGATGTCTATGACGCGGTAGAGAGCATGAAAGCCGCACTGCTTGAGACTTTTAGTACAGGCAACAAGGTTATGCGTTTCACTCCTCAGAACATGGATGACGTAGACACTGCCGAGGTATGCACTGAGTACACTGATTTCGTTCTGCACCGCCAAAACAACCTGTTTGAAACCATGCAAACGGTTATCCACGATGGCCTCATAGCGCGTGCGGGTATCTGCAAAGTCTACTGGTGTATGCAAGATGAAACCAGCCTCGAATACGTTGAGAACCTCACCGAAGATGAGCTTGATGTACGTCTGGCAGAAGAAAACATTGAGATAGAGAGCATCGAACAGGATGAGATGGGTATGTTCACTGGGGAGCTTAAAGTCACCCGTGATACCTCTCAGGTCAAGATCGAGGCACTAGCTCCCGAAGAGTTCCTAATTTCACCTCAAGCTAAATCATTAGATACTGTGAACTTCTGTGCACACCGCACTAAGAAGTCTATCTCTGAACTTATTGAAATGGGGTACGAAGAGGACGTTTTAGCTAAAATTGGTGATAACGAAGACACTGATTTCGATGGCGACCCAGAGATACTAACGCGCTTTGAGGACATCGGTTCTGACAGTGCTTTTAACTCACAGGGATACCAAAAGCAGACACGCCAAGTAACCGTAATCGAGGCATACATAGAGCTTGATGTAGACGGCACTGGCATGACTGAACTCTATAAAGTAGTCAAATGCTCCAATGTTTTACTAGAGAAAGAGGTAGTAGCTCGGCGTCCATTTATAGCCTTTGTTCCACTACCTATTCCACACGCTTTTCACGGCAACAACTTCGCTGAGAAATTGCTAGGAATACAGAATGCTCGGACAGTTCTCACACGGTCTATCTTAGATCATGCGATGGTCACGAATAACCCACGCTACACCGTAGTAAAGGGTGGCTTGACTAATCCAAGAGAGCTTATCGACAACCGCGTTGGCGGCATCGTCAATGTGACGCGCCCAGACGCTATTAACCCTATGCCTCAAGCATCTCTGAACCCTTATGTGTTTCAGACAATACAGATGCTGGATGAGGATAAAGAGGACACCAGTGGTGTCTCTCGCCTATCTCAAGGTCTAAATAAAGACGCAATAAGCAAACAGAACTCAGCGGCTATGGTTGAGCAGTTGGCAACAATGAGCCAGCAACGCCAAAAGATCATAGCGCGAAACTTTGCAAATAACTTCTTAAAGCCCCTTTTCTCACAAGTGTACCAGTTGGTCGTAGAGAACGAGAGCGAAGAGAAGATTGTAGAGCTTGCCGGACGTTACGTTGAAGTCAAACCAGCACAATGGGCAGACAAGCGTGACGTTCAAGTTGAGTTCCATTTGGGATACGGTGATCAGCAAGAGATGGTCAGTAAGTACCTTATGTTCCACTCTATGCTTTCGGCAGACCCTACGCTCGGCGAAATGTACTCGCCAGCGAACAGGTACAAGATGCTTTCTGTGGTGCTTGATAAGTCAGGCATAAAGAATGTTGCAGACTTCCTTACGGACCCTGCCAGCATCCCACCAAAAGAGCCAGATCCAGCACAACAGATGCAGATGCAGATGGCTCAGAAACAGTTGGAACTTCAAGAGCGACAGACTTCTGTTGCTGAGATGAAGGCCCAATTCGATGCCCAAATGGGCAAGATGAAGCATGAGCTTGACCAGTTAAAGGCCAAGCAAGACTTCGCACTTAAGTCGGACAAGATGGATCTCCAAGAGAGCCAGCAAGATCATAAAGAATTCGTCAATCTCGAAGAGTTAGATATTGCACGCAATGCTGATGATGTCCGAGCAATCGCAAGCCCTAACGGGTAAGCACAGCAAGGAAGAGCAATAAGTATGGAAGACCAAGAAGAGCAACTTGTCGATCTTGGGGATAGTGCAGAGGTCTTACTACAGACCCCTGCGTTTATCCAAGTGATTGACCAATGCGTAGAGGCTTCATTTGCAACATTCTGCAATACCGAAGCCATCAAAGTGGACCAGCGTGAGCTTGCCCACCGCCACTATCTCGCAATCAAGGATGTGGTGAATACATTAAAACAGCGTGTTCAAGTGCGTGACAGCATCATTGAACATCGTAACGGCGACAACAGCCAAGAGGAATTAGCACTATGAACGACAACGTGCAAAATGATAACTCTGGGCCGCAGAACCTCGACAGAGATGAAGCGGCCGAAGCAATCCTAGCCAGTTGGTCAGACGGTGAAGACCTATCTGATCTGGAGGAGGATGATGCAACACCCGAAGGCCAAGACGAGACTACGGCTGAAGAGGGTGAAACTGAAGATGAAGATGTTACTACGGATGACGAAAGTTCCGAAGACCCTGATGAGGATAATGAAACCGAAGACGAAACCGATGATGACGAAGAGGAAGAGGAAGAGGGCGATGAGCCTTCCGTTGCTTCTGATGAAAACATTGTCGAACTATCAGTCAACGGTGAAACCAAACAGGTATCTGTAAAGGACTTAAAGCGACTGTATGGACAAGAGGCGTCTTTAACGAAAAAGTCTCAAGATCTTGCCGCCCAGCGGAAAGTCACCGATGAAAACCTGACTAAAACTCAGGCTAGTTATCAGAAACTAATGGAACGAGCCGAGGCTAGGTATAAACCCTACGCTGAGATCGATATGTTAGTGGCTTCCAGACAAATGGAGCCAGACACATTTGCACAGTTACGACAGGATGCAAAACAGGCAGAAGATGACCTTCGCTTTCTCCGAGAGGAGAGTGGGCAGATGGTTACTGACCTTCAAGAACAGCAAGCGCAAGCAACCAAACAAGCCGCCGCCGAGTGCGTAAAGGTTTTAGAGGAAAGCTTGCCAGATTGGGGCAACGAACTCTACTCAGAGATCCGCGACTACGCTGTTAAAGCTGGACTTCCTAAAGCTCAAGTCGATCAATATACTGATGCAAGTGTAATCATGTTGATTAACAAAGCCCGACTTTATGACCAATCGAAACAGACAGCCGAAAGCAAGAAAGCCAAGGCCAAAGTTACGAAGTCTAAAAGTGGCAAGACGAAAGTCTTATCTTCCAAGAAGGCACCACCTTCTAAGGCTCAACTACAAGCAGGCCGCCGTTCTGCGGCGCACCAGAAGCTTATAGATAATCCTAGAGATGGTGGTTCTACTGATGACATCGCTGATGCCTTAATGGCGCGATGGGCTGATTGATCTATTAACTTTAGTTTAACATCATAACTTCTTGAAAAGGAACAATTAAATGACCACATACGTGACCTATTCACAGGTCGGAAAAGCTGAAGATGTTTCAGACATTATAAGCAATATTTCGCCCTTTAGTACGCCGATGCAAGCCATGCTCAAAACAGAGAAAGTTTCTGCTCGAACCTTTAGTTGGCTCGAAGACAGTCTAGCGGCAATCGCGGTTAACGCGGCCGTGGAAGGGGCAGACGCCTCTATGGCAACTCTCGGTAATGCTACCGAGCGCACGGGGACAACTCAGATCCTCACCAAAGCGTTTCAAGTATCTGCAACAGCGGATGCAATTAAGACGCATGGTCGTGCAAAAGAGACTGCGTTAACAACCACTTACAGTAATTTCCTTAAGCTGGCAGCGTAGTATAAACAATGTGAATTCAGAGGAAGCCTAAGTGCTGTAAAGCATATGGTAATTCTGAGCCAAGCCCTAGTTATTTAGGGAAGGTGCAACGACTATCGAAAAGGCATTCAAGACGAATGTAACTTAGTAGAGTACACCCAAGTGGGTGGAAGCGCATTGGCCAGTATAACACTGGCATGATATAGTCTATTCTTGTGTCGAAAGCATAAGCAGTTCGTAAGAGAACGGATAGGAAAGTAACGTAACCTATTGAATACAAAGACCAAATGGCGAAAGCCCTAAAGGAAATAAAGCGCGATTATGAGCACGCTCTCGTTGGCTTAGACCAAGCCGCTGTAGCTGGTTCCGCAAGTGCGGCGCGTAAGATGCAGTCTGTCATCAACCAGATCTCTACTACCTTAGATGCTGGATCTGATGCCACAAATCCGCTTACAGAAGCAAAGTTGCTTACTGCGGGTCAAACTGCCTACACTAATGGCAGTGACGTTGACACTCTAATGATTAAAACCGCTGACGCCCAAATTGTCGCCGGATTTAGTGCGGCTTCTGGCCGTAATCGTGAGATTGCTCAAGGTAAGACACTGGTCAATGCGATTGACCTGTACGTTGAAGAGGTTAGCGTACATTAAACCGTGTGAATTCAGGGGAAGCCTAAGTCGAAAGATATGGTAATCCTGAGCCAAGCCCCAGCAATGGGGAAGGTGCAACGACTATCCCGTAAGGGAGTACACTCAAGTGAGTGGAAGCGCATGGGTCAGCAAAAGCTGGCGTGATATAGTCTCATCTCATAGGGTATAACCCTTTAGCGAAAGCATGAGCAGTCTTAACAGACGGTCTAGTATTAACGACACTAGGCGAAGGTGCCATAATGTAGCCCATATGGCGAATACAGAGTTGTCCTTAACAGACAGATGAAGTCCACACACGCATTGCTCATCGATCCTTCGATGTTCAAGTTGTGTTCGCTACGTCCGTTTACAAGGACACTTCTGGCCCGATCGGGGGATAGCGACAAGCATTTTATTGTCGGCGAATGTTCCGTTAAGCACATGAATTTCGGTGATTCAATAGCGATTACTGGACTATCATAATACCCAAACTTTAGGCTTCGGCCTTTAGCTCTGGCCCATCCAAGTTCCACACAGGTTTTGCTCTCCTTGTTGTGTGGTCCTTGGGTGGGCTTTTTTCATTTTAAGGACAGCAATATGACTAAGCCAGAAATAGAATTACAACAGTCTGCCACTAATTTCATCTTTGAGCATGATGGCCTGACGCAAAAGCATACGCAGAATATAACCCAAACATTCCTCGATGATCTCAAAGACGCCCGTAACGAAAGCAACAAGCAACGGGCTGGTGAGATGCACAGGATTGCAAGCATTCCAACAGTTATTGTTGAGAAGTGGATGCGCGAGGGCTTTGACCTGTGGAAAGCCTCTGGTCCTGAGATTGTAAGAAAGCTCCACGCTGAAGATCTAGGATTATTGATGGCTACCGAGAAGAGGATTTAAGAATGTCTAATAAGACCGCAAAACCTAGAGTAAAGAAAAGGACAACCTGATATGAATAAGGGTGAACTCCGAGCGCATTTGATTGCTCTCTTGAACAGAAGTGACTGCACGAATGCCTTGGCTGACACCTTTATTGACCAAGCTGTATTTAGAATTACCCGCGTACTCCGCATCCCTAGCATGGAGAAAACGCAAACTTATGATGTAGCCAATGACGTTAGTGGTGTGTCTTCAATCAATCTGCCAGTAGATTTCATTGAGCCAATAGATATTTATAGCGAAGGCAAACCTTTGGTTAGGCTACCTTTGCACGAAATGGTTGAGGCTCAGAAAACTAACCAGCAAGGAACCCCAGTTTTCTTTACTAGGGTGCAGGGTACATACTTAGTTTACCCAAAGCCTAGCACTGGCACTATAGTCCTAAATTACTATGCTTCCTTCGCAACTCTTTCTTCAGATAGCAGTACCAACACACTAACAACGCTTGGCCCTGATTTACTGATTTATACAGCGCTCAGTTACGCCGCTGATTACTTCATAGATGAGCGTGGCCCTCAGTTCGATGCCAAGTCATCCCAATTTCTAGCTGAGATACAGCAACAGGCAGATTCTGCCGAAATGTCTGGGGGAATCCAGGTGATGCGCCCGTCTAAAACTTACACTGACTGATGATTAGGAAACCGTAGATATGAGTAATTCAAGCTTTTTCAGCACAACAGGAGCAACCTCTAACCAAACAGACGCAATAGAAGCTTCAGTTAACAACGCTGCCAACAGCGAAGCAGCTGC